CCGCCGGCAGCCGCTCGATGCGGCCAATGGCGAGGGTGACGTCTGACATGCACCGTTCAAACGAGGTCGTGAGGTCTGTGGCCACCATATGCGGTGAGCCGTAGACGGGATGGGGCTTGAGGATCACCGGCGCACCCCCACGATGTCAGCCGCGATCGCCAGCCAGTCTTGCGCCGGCAGGTCGGCCCCGACGTCATAGGCGTGCTGGAGGGCGTTCGCATACGCCTGGCGGGCGTCGATGCGGGCGGCGTTGGCGTCGGCCATGGCGGCGCGGGCGTCGTCCAGGGCGTCGATGGCCAGATCCTTGGCGCATTCGTCGCAGTGGCCGCGCTGGTCCAGGTCGTGCTCGTTATCGGCGAACCACGTCCCGCAGTGCGCACACTCGCCGCCGTGGACTTCTTGAGGGTCGGTCATCTGTAGGTCTCCTGTGATTGGTTGACGTAGGGTCTAGCAATCTTGCCGGGGTGTCAAGTCCTCTGCGAGCTGCGCGAGGGCGGCTTGCCGTTCGGCGACGACCGCGGCGAGGGCGTCGCGGGCGGCGTCGGTCAGCTTGAGCGTCAGCTTGCCGGCGAGGCCCGCCTGAACGGTGGAGCGTGCGACGCCTAGTAGCGTGGCCAGCTCGCGGTCACTCATGCCGGTGGCTCGTTTGAAGCGTGCGACGATCGTCATTGTGCGAGGCTTTCGAGGGTGGCCAGCCAGTCGACAAACGCCGTCGGGGTGGCTTCTTCAATGACGGGGTTCGAGCCGTCGTCGTCCGTCGTCAGGTCGAAGGGCTGGACCGTCACGGCGTCGCACAGGGTCTTGTGAGCGTCCAGCAGCGCGCCGGCGTCGTCCAGGGCGTAGCCGTTACGGGCGAGCGCGTCGGCGATGCTTTCCAGCGCGGCAAGGCCAATGCGGAGGTCGTCCGCGTCAGACGGCGAGGCGGCGAGCCGCGCGCGTTCGAGGGTGTCTAAGATCAGCTTCATGGGTCGGTGTCCTTGTGTGGTCGGCTCTAACAGGCCGGGAAGCCCCTCGCCGTGAAGCGAGGGGTGACCGGGCGTGTCAGACGCTCTCGTATTCGTAAGCCGCGCCGCGCGGGCCGCGCTTCGTCGCGCCGTAGGCCATGCGCCCGCGTGTGTCGCATTCGGCGCGGGCCTCGGCCTCGGTCGCAAAGTAGCCGACGTGAAACTTGCGGCCCGTGTGCGGGATGGTGCAAGCCTTGTTGGCCCACCAGGTGCGGCGGAACACGCGGAACCGGCGGGCGGTCACTTGCGCACCTGGCCAGCTGCGACGATCGCTTGCGCGGCGTCAGCGACGCTTTCGGCGTAGCTATCGGCGAGCATGGCGGCGACGGCACGGCGCGTGGCGACGCTGAACGAACCGTAAGCGCCGTGCGGGCCTGGCGTGCCATGCTCGCGGGTGTAGCGTTGCGCGGCGGCGTCGGCGGCGTAACGCCAAAGCGTCGGGGCTTTGTCGGCGTCATAGGTGCCGGCGGCGACCTTGCGGGCCAAGTTCTGGATGATCGGCTGGATGCGCGAGCGGTACAGGTCGCCGTCATTTTCGGCGAACAGGGTCAGCTCGCGGGCGTCGGTGTGGTCGGTCATGGCGTGGTGTCCTTGTGATTGGTTGGAGTGGTCAGGTTAGCAGGATTGCTAGGCGTGTCAATCGCCGGCGCGGAGCGCGGCGGCGCGGCGTTGTGCGTGACGGTGCGCGCTCTCCAAAAGCGACAGCGTCGGGCGGTAGTTAGGCTCGGCGCGGTCCACACCCATGATTTCATAATGATAGAAGTTAGCCGCTGCTTGCCACTGGCGCGCGGTCCAGGTCGCTTCGGGGCCGGTCGGGAGCGGGAAGGGGTGCGGGGTCATTGCCCCGCCTCCACCAGAACCTTGACGCCGAGGGTGGCTAACACATAGCGCGCGTCGCCAAAGTTAGACGCCCGGCAACCGTCCGCCGCGGCGTCAGCCGTGGGGATGGCGGCGCAATGGCCGGTGTCGTCAGCGTAAATATCCCAATTGCCGTGGTTGACGACAAAATGCGGGAAGGCGGCGCGGTTGTAATATTCGTGAGCCATTGTGTGTCCCTCTCGTTTGGCGGGGGATGCGCCCCGCCTCGCCACCTTGCCCGGGCATCCCGGCCCCGGTGCGGGGGTTGTGAACGTCGCGGTGTCCCGCGCCACACCATCTATATATGGCAAGTCTGCTAGGGTGTCAACAGCTCATTTCGCCCCTTGCGTTGCGTCTAAAATCAAGTTAGGCGTAGGCTTACGCCTAACCGGAAACGGAGGCGGAAATTATTGTCACGCAGATTCGCCAGATGACAATCTTTTCAGCCGCTGGTTGCGGCTTTTCAAAATGCACTTGCGATTGTGGCGAGACGTGGCCGAAATGTGGCGCGACTGTGGCGGCGCATTGTCATGCCAGGGGCGTGGATTGTCGCGGATTGTCACGGCGCGCGGGGTGGATGACAATCGCGGCTGTCCATACGGCGCGGGTGTTTGCCGGGGTGTCATTGTCATATTGTCATGGGTTTGTGAGTGTTAGATTAGAAAATAATATTATACGGGTATAAATCCCCTCTATATCGTGGCGGTAACTTGGACTTTTTTCCGAGTGACAATATGACAATCGGAGAGGCAAAACCCAGTCGTGGCCTGACCAGACAGGGATTTTGGCGTGACAATCGGCATGACAATCAAAACGCCGCGCAGATTGCTCCGCGCGGCGTCTGATTTTGGTGATGCGCCAGGGTTAGGCGGGATGAACTACGCGCGTCGCCAATCCGTAAAACTCGGATCTTGCGTTGTCGCGCGCTTGGTATGCCTTGCCGGATTGTTCCGCCTCATAGTCGAGCGCATGAAGCGCGACGAACGCGGCGTCATAGGCCGCGCGGACGTCTGGCGACGCCAGCTCGCGACACTTGCTCAAAACGACGTTGTTCGTCGGCGCGGCGGCGTAGACCGCGTCTGTAGCGGCATCGAATGCCTTAAGCGCGGCGAAATAGCGGGACTTGAAAGACTTGGCCATGATTTTCCCTCTGGATGCTTGCTAGGGCGCATCCCGCGCCCGTTTGGTATGTAGACCGCTTAGGGATGCTGGATCGCGTCCAGCACCCCTTGGCGGCGGTTTTAGGTGCGTTTGGTGAACAGGACGGCGATCGCCAGGACCGGCAACAAGCCGGCGAGGGCGATCAGGCTGAAACCAACAAAGCGGATTTGTGCCTCCGCGTAGAAGTCCGCGGCGTTGTTGAGGACGTCAAACCCGCCAACGGCGAACAGGACAGAGGCGAAGATAAAGAAAACGGCGAGGGCGATACGCATGTGGTTAGCTCCTGATTGGCTGATACCCCACTTAAATAGCACATTTGCTATGGTGTCAACCCCCATTGACGCCTATCAGCCAACATTCTATGCGATTGCATATCGCATAGCCGACCGGTCACACGCTATGCGCCTCCGCTGCTAGGCTATATGTCCACACGCCAGGCCGCTCCGCTTGCAGCTCGCTCGCTGCTAGGCCCGCTCGTTAGGATCCAGACGCTGCTATTGACGCGCCAGCGCGCGCGAGGGGGGAGGGGGTAGGGCCGAGCGAAAGGCGAATGCGTTAGGGACCCTTAGCCAACGATTTTTATTTTTTGAAATTTCCGCCCCATCATATACCGTAGCAGCCATGAGCTTCCTGTCCCTCACGCACGAGCCGCTCACGCTCACCGCCACCGAGCAGCGGCTGACGGCTGTCTACGAGGCTGCCAAGAAGGGTCTGAAAGGCGACCGCCTCGCCTTCGCCGCAGGCATGAAGCCCGCCGACTACCGCCGGCTGGCGCAACACGACCCCCTGGTCGAACTGGCGCAGGAGAAGGGCGCGGCAGACGGCGAGGCAGAACTCGCCACAACCCTCTACGACGCCGCCACCCTCTACAAAGACCCCAAGGTGGCGCTGGACCTGCTCAAGCACCGCCACGACTGGGTCGCCAAGCAGCAACTGGACGTGACCGTCGACGACAAGATCAGCGTCCTCAGGGCCCTCGAACTCGCCAACGCGCGCGTTGACGCCCTGACCATCGAAGGGACAGCCATTGCAGTCGACGAAATATAGCGCCGAGGACGAAACGACGCTGATGGCCCAACTGTGGTCACCCAAGATCAAAAATGACCCCCTCGCGTTCGTCATGTTTGCTTTTCCATGGCAACAGGCGGGCACGCCGCTCGCCAAGTTCACCGGCCCGCGGCTCTGGCAGCGCAAACTGCTCGCCGAACTGGCCGAGCACATAAAGAACAACGGCGGCAAACTCGACTACGACATGTTCCGCAAGGTCGTCTCGTCAGGCCGCGGCATCGGCAAGTCGGCCCTCGTCTCCTGGCTGGTCCTGTGGATGCTCACGACCCGGATCGGGTCCACCACCATCGTCTCGGCCAACACCGAGGCGCAGCTTACAACCAAAACATGGCCCGAGGTCACCAAATGGGCGTCCATGGCCATCAACAGGCACTGGTTCGAGCCGATCGCCACACGGATCACGATGGCGAAGTGGCTGACCACGCTGGTCGAGCAAGACCTGAACCGCGACACCCGCCTGTGGGCCGCGCATGCGCAGCTCTGGTCGGCTGAGAACCCCGACGCCTACGCCGGCACGCACAACTACGACGGCGTCATGGTCATCTTTGACGAGGCGAGCGGCATTCCCGACGCGATCTGGTCGGTGACGGACGGTTTCTTCACCGAAAACACCCCTGATCGCTTCTGGTTCGCGTTTTCAAACCCCCGCCGCAACACCGGCTACTTCTACGAGGCGTTCCACGCCCGGCGCGCGTTCTGGTCGACCACGATCGTGGACGCCCGCACCGTCGAGGGCACCGACCAGAAGGTCTACGAGCGCATCATCGACGAATACGGGGCCGACAGCCCCCAGGCGCACGTCGAGGTCTACGGGGTCTTCCCCTCCGAGAGCGACGACCAGTTCATCTCCAGCACCCTGGTCGACGACGCCATGGAGCGCACGCCCACCAAGGATCCGACGGCACCCATCATCATCGGCGTGGACCCGGCGCGGTTCGGGTCGGACGCCACCGTCATCGCCGTGCGCCGGGGCCGCGACATCCTCTCAATCAAACGGCACCGCGGCGCGGACACCATGGAGGTCGTAGGCCGGGTCATCGAGGCGATCGAGGAGCACGCACCAGCCCTCGTGGTGGTCGACGAGGGCGGCGTCGGCGGTGGCGTGGTCGACCGGCTCAAGGAGCAGCGCTACAAGCAGGTCAGGGGCGTGAACTTCGGCATGCGTTCCCGCCAACCGCTGATGTGGGGCAACAAGCGGGCCGAGATGTGGGGTGCGATGCGCGACTGGCTCAAGACGGCCTCCATCCCCGCCGACCGGCTGCTCAAGAGCGACCTGATCTCGCCTCTGGTCAAGCCGGACAGCAAGGGGACGATGTTCCTGGAGAGCAAGAAGGACATGCGCGCGCGGGGGCTGCAAAGCCCCGACGCCGCCGACGCGATCTGCGTCACCTTTGCCTTCCCCGTGGCATCCACCGCGCGTGTCGACAAAAGCACACAAAGGCACTACGCTCCGACGCAATCCTCGTGGATGGGCTCCTGACACATGGCCAAAACCGACATCAAGGGCGACCTGCTGGCCACCATGCGCTCGCGCATGAACGTGGCCGTGGCTGCGTACGGCGACAGTCGTGCCGCCGAGCTGGACGACCTGCGGTTTATGGCCGGCTCGGCTGACAACAACTACCAGTGGCCCAGTGACGTGCTCTCCAGCCGCGGCTCCAGCCAAGGCATGACGATCAACGCGCGTCCGTGCCTGACGATCAACAAGCTGCCGCAGCACGTCAGGCAGGTGACCAACGACCAGCGCCAGAACCGGCCCACCGGCAAGGTCATCCCGTCCGACGACTACGCCGACGTCGAGGTCGCGGAAATCTTCAACGGCATGATGCGGCACATCGAGTACGCCTCGGACGCTGATGTCGCCTATGACACAGCCTGCGACAATCAGGTCACATACGGCGAGGGCTACATCCGGCTGCTGACCGAGTACTGCGACGACAACACCTTCGATCAGGACATCCGCATCGGGCGCGTGCGCAACTCGTTCAGCGTCTACATGGACCCGATGATACAAGATCCGACCGGCGCGGACGCCCAGTGGTGCTTCATCACCCAAGACCTGATGAAGGAGGAGTACGAGCGCCAGTTCCCCGCCGCCTCGGTGCGGTCGATCCAGGAGCAGGGCGTCGGCGACCCGTCCTTGAGCCAGTGGCTCAGTCAGGACACGGTGCGCATCGCCGAGTATTTCTACGTCCACCACGAGCCGGGCACGCTCAACCTCTACCCCGACGGCCTGACGGCCACGGAGGGCAGCCGGGAGGACAAGGTCGCCCGGCTGCTGTTCGGCAAGCCGACGCGCACCCGCACGGTCGATCGCAAGACGATCAAGTGGATCAAGACCAACGGGTTCGAGGTGCTGGAGGAGCAGGACTGGCCCGGCAAATGGATCCCCGTGATCCGCGTCGTGGGCAACGAGTT